AGTCCAAGGATGGTGCTACAGGTATAGCTAGAGTAACTAGAAATTTTGCCAACATTGTAGATACTCATCAATTGATTGATTCGACATCTCCTGCAACAATTGATGCTACGTCAACTGTTGTATCCGGTGGTGCAGTACCAGGAACCCCAGATTTAATGAGTCCAGCAGTAATTGATAAAGTCATGAGAAAAATGTGGGAAATAGGTGCAGATTTTGATTTTGCTATTCCTTCACCAAAAACAATGGAAGCTATTGCAGACTTTGCTATTAGCGCAGGTCCAGGGCTTTCTGGACGATTCAGAGATTCAGGACAGGCCAAGAAAGTAGTTAATGTCGTTGATGTTTATGTTTCTCCCTATGGAGAAATATCAATGGTATTGGATAGATTCATGCCTCCTGCCGATCCTGTTGATACAACATCAGTAGGAAACGTGATGTATTTTATAGATCCAAAACAATTAGAACTTAAATATCTGAGAAGTTTCTCAACTATTAATCTAGCAAAAATGGGTGATAGTGAGAAGAAAATGATTATCGCAGAATTTGGTTTAGTTGTTAAGGCCCCTCAAGGGTGTGGAATTCTCTATAACTTCAAACACGCATAATCATTAGAGGGGAGAGTTATCTCCCCTCCTTTTATAAAAGGATTAGATAATGAAAGATGGTAAAAAAGGTAAAGGAAAGGGTAAAAAAAAAGATGTTAAAAAACCCGTTCCACCAGTAGAAGCAGTTAAGGATTAATTATGGAAAAAAAAAAGACCTAAGTTCATCCAGGCCCTCGGATTTCTATAATCCTGGGGCCGCTGTTCATAAATTCGATTTTGAAGATGGTAGAATGTATCAAACCATCACTCAGGATGTAACAGATATATTAGAACATAATAAATTATTTCGAGAGGCCCAACGAGGTCGTTCCAAGGATTATCATAAATTAGCAAGAATCCCTACTACTCTAATTGATAAATTGATTGGAGAAGGAAGGCTGACTCATGACTTTTTTAGAGATAAAGGACAACAGGTTAAACTAATGGAAATAGTAAGAAGGGAATATCCTAAATTCTTATCAACTGATAAAAAAATTCCTTTCAAAGGAAAGTGATATGACCATTGAAGTAGCAGCAGGTCTTACGTATAAAAAATTACAAATCATGATTGCAAATTGGTTAAATAGATCTGATATAGACCAAGAATTATTGAAAGATTTTATTTCCTTAGCGGAGAGAAAAATTTTTCGCTCCCTTAGAAGTCCAATAAATGAAATGTTATGGATTCCACCAGATCGAGTAGAAGAAACAAGTTATTTAACTCTCCCAGGGGATTTACTTGAAATAAAAGATTTAGATATTGATGGAGTAGATTACCGATTTAAACCGTATAATATATGGATTACTAAAAAAGAATGTAAAACCTATACTAGATTACTTAACAATTTATATATTAGACCCAATATATCTAAAACAGCTAAAGTTAAATTAAGTTATTATTGGGATGGTTCTGGCATGAACGCAGATGATGATACGAATAACGTGCTTAGAACTTGTCCAGACTTATATCTTTATGCTGCTTTAATTCAGGCAGAAAGCTTTCTCATTAATGATGAAAGAATACCATTATGGAAAAATCAGTATGATGTTACCCTAGATGAATTGAATAGAGGACTTAAAAACCTTGAATATAGAGGTAATTTAGTAATGTTTGAGAGGTAAATATGTCCTATTTTAAGGATTCAGGCGCTCTAAATGAAAGTTGTGTTTCTCCATTTAGTGATCCTTTATATGAAGCAGGGATAGCAAATATAGAGGATCTGATAAAGCAATTACAACTTGAAATGGCCGCATCCGTAAAAGCAGCAGGATATATACTTCGAGGGTTACAAATTATAACTACTACCAATAATCAAATAATCTTAGATCCAGCTATTGGCCTTCAAATCATACCAGTAATAACCGATGGTGGGCCTAAGACAACAGCAGATATTACTTTTAAAAATCTTGATAATACTGAATTAAAAGAAGGAACATCAGTAAGGGTAGTGGGGATGAGTGATACTGATATTGTTATATTAAAAGCTGCTACTGCTATAGAGGATGGAATAAAATCACCTGGAAATGTTCCATTAGGAAAATTCTTTAGTGTAGAGTTTTATTATTTAAACAATGCAAATACTACAAAAGGTTGGATTAGAAGTGCGAAATCTCCTTAAAGTCATATTACTGTTGTTTTCTTATAAAGCTATTTCTAATTGTACGCCGCCTGATTGTGTGTCTAGTTTCTCAGATATATTTTTCATGCAAGGAGTAAATCCACCAGTACCTAATCCTCCAGTTGGATATTACAAGCTATATTTTAAAGGAACTACAGGTCTTTATTATTTAGATAGTGCAGGTAATGAAAATCCTATAGGATCTGGTGCCGGAGGTGGAATAACAGGTCCAGCTAATACTGTCATAGGACGTTTTGCTGTATGGGCCGATATTACTGGAACTTCTATAAAAGAACCTCCTTATCCATTAATGCTTCCCCCTTCGGCCCCTCCTAATGGAACAATTCTACAAGCAGCAACTGGTGGACAATTATCTTGGGTTACTCCTATAGCAGGTCCAGTTGGTGCTACAGGAACAACAGGAGCTACTGGTCCAGCAGGTCCAATTGGTGCTACAGGAGCTACTGGAGCAACTGGTCCTCCAGGACCACAAGGCAATCCTGGTCCTATAGGTGTGAGAGGACCACAAGGATTTCCTGGTCCTATTGGTCCTATTGGTCCTACTGGACCACAAGGTCCACAGGGTGTTAAAGGCGACAAAGGTGATAAAGGTGATATAGGTGCTACAGGTGCACCTGGTGCGGCCGCTCCAGTAGGCCTTAATCGAGAATATAAAGTAAGACAACTCCAAGGATATGCAACAGGTAATCAGGCAGCTATTTATATAACAGGACCGTTTAATACGACTGGAGAGTGTTTTAATACAGTAAATGATCCAGTTGAAGGCTCTTTTATTATAGCGACTGCTAATTGTATGATTAGTATTTCGGCCTCATTAGGGCCTTCTAATCTTCAAACTAATTTCGGAATTGTTAAGAATCCAACTCCACTAGAACTAGACTCTGATTTATCCGTTACAAATCTTTCTAGGTGGGTATGTAATGCAAATAATTTAGGTGCTGGTGGAATATCTTCTACTTGTTCCGCAACGGTTAAATCAGTCCCTAACGATAGATTTTATTTCATAGCTGATAGAGGAAGAATTTTTAGTACACTTCCTGGTGATATAGCTAAGACTTATTTATCGGCCGCAGGTTGGATGTCTGGAGGGACTACCTCATCAGTAGCCAGTGGTGATGTTATGGGGCCACCAAGTTCATTGGTGAATACCATAGCTTTATATGCAGATTTAACAGGAAAGTTAATCAAGGGAACTCCTTATACTATTCCATTAACAGCAGGGACTAATGGGCAAGTTCTTCAAAGCAATGGAACTAATTTAGTTTTTGCAAATCCGGCAATTACAACAATTGTTGAAGATAACCTAATATCAACCTCTGCGGTAAATGCGCTTTCAGCAAATCAGGGTAGAATTCTAAATGAAAAAATCGTCCAAAATATATCTGATATAGCAACCAATACAGCAGCGATAGCTTTACTTCAAACAGACTCTCATACTCATTTAAATAAACCGCTTTTAGACTCTCTGGTTTCCAATGGATCTCCGACTGAATTTCTTTCTGCAAATGGCACTTATCAAGTTCCTAGCGGAAATGGAAATGTTGTGGGTCCAGCAAGCTCGAAAGATTTCCAAATTCCTGTTTGGTCGGGACTTACAGGGAAAATATTAAAAAACCCTAATCCAAATAATTTAATAGTAAATCAGGATAATGGTATTGGAAGTGGGCTTGATATTGATGGGTATTTAAGAATTTTTAATGGGGCGGCCAATGAAACAACATCAATTGATCCTAATGGAACGATAACCTTAGGAAAGAGATTGTATGCTCCTGGTGTGGTTAAGCTAATAACTGGAAATGCTAGCAGTAGTTTTCTAGGACTTTCAACAAACATTAATCAAGCTACTAGTTATACTCTAAAATTTCCAATTAATATTCCTGCTAATAATAAAATTTTACAGACTGATGCTACAGGACAACTTTCTTGGATAGATACTCCTATATCAACGATGGTGGAAGATAGTTTAGTTTCCACTTCAACCACCAATGCCTTATCAGCAAATCAAGGACGTGTTTTAGATGAAAAGATTATCCAAAATACTTCTGATATAGCAACCAATATAACAGCGATAGCTGCACTCCAAACCGATTCTCATTCTCATTTAAATAAACTGCTTTTAGACTCTCTGATTTCCAATGGATCACCAACCGATTTTTTATCTGCAGATGGAACATATAAAGTTCCGGTTTCTGGTGGAACTGGTGATTTGGTTGGTCCTGCATCTTCTGCTACAGGCTCTATTGCTTATTTTGCTGATGGTACAGGTAAATTGATAAGCGATAACAGCTTTATGAAAGTTTCAGATAATAGATTTATTATGGGAGATAACGTAAGGTCTGCTATCTTTAGTATTTTTGGTCCATTAAGCGAATATACCGGAACCATAACAACACAGGATAACTTCGCTCAAATGGCAATTAGTTCTTCAGGATGGGGGGACAGATTTGCAGCAAATGTCTCAGGAAATTCTACTGAATTAAACTTAATAGGGCTTCAAGAGTCTCCAGTAATATCTTTACTAAGATCAACAACTGCCACAGGTGATTATCATATCGTAAGATTGTCAGGTCCGACAACAGCAACAGGAAATATAGATTATACAATTAAGTTTCCAGATGACCCACCTGCTGTAAATCAAATCCTTCAATCAGATGCTACCGGACAGTTATCCTGGATAGATATTCCTTTAGCTTCTACTGCAACTGGTGGATCATATATACCAAATGATCAGAATGTAATAGATAACGGAACAATTTCTTTAAGTTTGGATAAACTTCAATCTATAGTCTTGAGTTCTGCTACTCCGATTATATTATCCTCGCAAGCATTTGGTTCTGGTCCTTTTTCAGATCGAATTACAGTTGTTTTAATAGGGAGTTCAAATATAAATACTCAGACAATTACTTATTCTAATGTAACTAGTGGACTCATGCTTTTTGGTAATGTTGTATTAAAAGATAATTACTCCATAACTTTACAATGGGTTCAGTCAAAATCACGGTGGATTGAACTTGATAGGAATTTTTAAATGAAATTAATAATATTTTTATTTTCTTATTTGGCAATAGCTCAATCACTTCCAATTCGAGTACAAGAAGAAGGAATTTCTAATTATCAAATTAATGCAAATAATCCTGGTTCGACTCCATTAGCAGGATATAAATATTTATACGACCAAAATTCTGTATTAATGAGAAAGGATAATTCTGGAAATGTTGAAAGAGTTCGTGGACTAGATACTAATAATATTATCGGTAACCCGGATATTGAACAAGGTCTAACTCCCTATTTTATTTCCTCCGGCGGTATGACTTTAAATGAAACTACTCCTTTGGAAGGCAAACGCTCTATTGATTTTGATGCCACCGCGACAGATGATTTTGTAGAAACCCTCCTTTATTCAATACCCATTGGACTTATGGGACAAAATTGTATGGCAAGGGTTTTGGTTAAAGGAGGGGATGCCAACTTACAAGTGCAGGTGTTGAATGGGGCAGGAACAGTAATAGGATTTAAGCAATTAGGGGTCTTTCTTGATTCAAGCTCCCAATATATAGCTTTCACTTGCCCAACCCAAGCAGAAATTACGACTACCCCACAACTAGGGCAGTTTAAAATAAAGATCGTGCAGACCACCGCTACCGATGCAGCGTTGGTAACTTTGGATAAATTCTATCTTGGGGAGTTCGCTAGTAATTCGTTATCAGTAATGGAGCAGCAATGGTATTTTTATTCTGCTAATTCGGATATAAGTGGAAATTTTACTTTTCCAATACCTGTTGATTCATTTAATGATAAATCTATTTTTACTTATACTGGGTCTACTTTAACAGTATTAAAACCTATCCAAATTAATTTCCAAATAACGGCATTTTGGGCAGGTGGAAATAGTAATAATGCAAGTATTTCATCGACTTTAAATTGTACAACAAAAAATGGAACTAGAGATTATTTCAATAATCCAACTGTTCAATCTCAGGCAACTCCTGACAATATGATAATGGCCATTTTTCCTCATGCTAATTTAATATTAGATGCAGGAGATACTTGTACTATAGTTATTAATAGGGCCGCAAATACTATAGCAAGATATGCTATAAATATTATTGCTAATACAAAACCGGTGCTTGCGACCGTAGTTTCTAGTAGTCGAAATAATCCCATTGGGTTTTGGGCATCTAAAGAATGGACACAGGGAGGGACGGTAACAAATAATAGTACTACTTATGCAGACCTAGCGGGAAATTTCACAGGAACTGCTATCCTTGATGGTAAAGCAGTGGCAGACGATCAAACATCACAAATAACATTGTCAGAAATGCCTCACGGTCATTATTTAATATTTCCGTCTGGAGGATTTGGAAATGCATCTCCTTTAGTTAATAGCCCAGGCTGCCAACTTAGAGGGCTATTAAATGGAACCACACCGATATATGGATCTGGCAGTACTTTGAATATAAGTTCAGGGACAGCAGGAGTGATCGCCGGAATTTCCACAATGGAATTCTATAATCCTAGTGATTTAACAAATGCTAATATAAAATTTCAAGCGAGAAGAGTAAATGCAACTTCTTGTGTCCTTGGAACATTCACCACTGATACACCTTTTAGAATTGTAATCTATTATTTTCCTGACGATACGAAATCGTATACCACTGAAATATTGGCGGCACTCCCTCCGCAAATTACTTCACCAAACGGTAGAAATAATATTTTAGGAGCAACAAGAATAGCAAATAACGGAACGGCATCTATAGTTACAACAAATCTTAATGCTGGATTTTTGGCATCGGTAAATAGAACAGCTTTAGGGATAGTTAGGAATACTTTCGCATCAACATTTAACCCATCTGAATTTGTTTGCATCGCTTTACCTGAACAAGATGTAAAACCAAGTTATACTAATGGTGTAGGATTTGTGGATATTACCTTTACAAACAATGCAGGAGCAGGAGTTGATACAAATTATAATCTTCAATGTGTAGGGATTTAAAATGAAAAAGAACATAAAATTCTCACTAGAGGTACAATATGTTTAAAAAATTGATCTTTATCCTCTTGTTCTTAGCACAGGTACAAGCGGATACCATTTTAATAGATCCAATTTTTAAACCTCCACAATTTACCACACTTACCCGACCAATTTGCTCAAGTACTTTTGGTTGCTTTGGTTACAATAGAGATACAAGCCAGTTTGAATATTTTGATGGAATTGCTTGGAAAGTTATGGGATCAGGTTCATCGACAGCGCCAGATCCCAACATAATTCACCAGATGTTCGATTCACTAGGTCCATTTCACATAAAATTATCAGAAGGGCCAAATAGAATAGCAACAGATACTGCTTATACAATCCCACAAAATATATGTCCTAACGGTGAGATATTTAAATCTGATGGAACAAATATTATATGTTCTCCTGATGTTAATACCCAGATCATAGTCGAGGATGTTCTTGACTCAGTTATTACGACCAACGCTCTCTCTGCCAATCAAGGAAGAATTTTAAATGATAAAACTATCCAAAATGCTACTGCTATTGCCACTAATACGATCGACATTGCTACAAATGCTTCAAATATTGCCGTTAATGCAATAAATATAGCTAATAATGCTGCTGCCATTGCTACTAATACAATCAATATCGCTGACAATACCGCAGCTATATCCACGAATACAACTGATATAGCTGCCAACGCTGATGCAATCACGGCCCTAGATCTAAGGATTGATCCGCTAGAAGCAGATACACATACACATGCCAATAAGGTTTTGCTTGATTCCCTGATTTCAAATGGGACTGGAGATAATTTTCTATCGGATGACGGAACCTATAAAATCCCAGGTGGCGGTAATTTTGTATCCGGTCCGGCCTCTTCTGTAACCGACACCATTCCGAGATTTGCGGATGATACCGGAAAATTATTAAAAGGTTCAGGGATCGTAATTTCTGATACTGATGATCTTTCCGAAATCCAGGAAATAACTATTAAAGGAAAAAATTCCAATAATATTTTAGCTCCGGTATCTGCAGTTAATTTAGGAATAGGAAGAACTTCTTCTTTTACTTTGAATGCTGGACAAACTAGCGCAGATATTTCCATTGAAAGAGGTTCATCAGGTGGAGGTTACAGGCATTTTATAAGCTCGATGCATAGTGGGTCTACGGATTCAAATAACCAACTTAGATTTTATTTAAACACCGGAAACAGCACCGGATTGTCGACGGCACCAGGGGTTTCTAATTCAATTTCTTTAACTATGACTCCGGTTGGAGTAGGTATTTTAAAAATAAACCCAACCCAAGCTTTAGATATATTCGGCAATACTACAATGACCGGATCATTGACCATTAATGATGATGGAACAAATAGTTCTATTTTCCCTCTAACTAGGGGAACCAATGGACAGGTATTAAAAACTGATGGAGCAGGTACTTTATCCTGGGTGCCTGGTGGGTCGTACGCTAACTGGGTAGCGTCTCACGATTATGTAGTTGGTGAGACTGTAGTTTCCCCAACGAATAGCAATGACATTTTCCGGGCAAAACTTGACCATACTTCAACGACTAATTTTATTGCCGATAGATTGGCAGATAACTGGGAACTGATTAGTCCGAGTCATTATGTGGAATTTGTTCAAGGAAAACAATTTTTCACTGGGGATTTAATTAGAAACCCTGCGGATGGAAGCACGTATAGGGCAAAAAATAATTTCATTGGATCACCTTTATTTATTACCGACCTCTCAAATAATTTAATGGATTTTGTTTCTCCTGATGATTTAACCACATCCCCAACTTCGGGAGGTGTAATAACTTTTGTAGCACCAAACTATCAAATTACAGCAGGAACAGGTTACATTCGAACTAATAATGGAATTATCCCTAAAAAATGGAATGCTACAAATATTGATGAATCCACTCTACCAAATCCCAATGGCTACAATACGGTAATCGTCAATAATGCCGGAACGGTTACCATAGCCTCCGGCATGGATTCCTCTATCATGGGAAAACAAAATATTGTTTTGGGAAATATTTCGGGGATTGATAGAAAAATTATTCAGAGGCGAGGAACATCAATAGACCATGGAAATACAAATAGAAACCTTTCCCATGCTCTTGGGATTATTAAAAATGGGCTTAGATTTAGGGGAAATGCAGGAACTCAAACTTTCTTAACAGAAGCGGGGAATATTAATTTTGATGGAATAAATCCAACTGGGGAAATTAAAGACCTTTTGGATTGCTCTCCACAGGCGACCACGGTTTTTAGGCTCTACGATCAGGATTCAGATTTAGGTTTGGTTAGCATAATCCCTAATTCTAATTATGACGTTGCCGGAGCTTTGCAACCTATCGGAGGGACCAACTGGGGGTATTTCAAGATTGCCGTTTCTTTAGATTGCTCCATCTCCTTGCAATATGGACAAGATATTAAACCAACTAAAAATGAAATTGTGGCAGCAGAGGAAGAAAATCGAGATTTGTATGTTGTCAATCCGGCATTGAAAGAAGCGGTTTTATATTCTGCGATTGTTTTTTTTGTTAATGGAAATATTGATTTTGGAAATTTAACTACTACGGTTTGGAAAAACTCTGGAAAATTAGGTATAGGTTCTCCCGGCTCTGGTGGATCACCTTCAACAGGAGATGTACTAGGGCCTGCATCTTCTAATGACCGTGCAATTGCGGTTTTTGCTGGCGGATCAGGAAAAACCATACAAGGCTCGGGCGTTGCCATTTCCGCAGCTAATGACATCACAGGCGCAAAGGATTTAACAATTACCGGCGCACTTAAAATAAATGATGATTCAACGAACGGATATATTTTCCCTCTGACAAGAGGATCAGCTAATCAGCTTTTGCAAACTGATGGTTTAGGTGGGCTAGCATGGGTTACTCCTGCTGTTCAAAGTGGCGGCGATGTAGTAGGTCCAGCATCTTCTTTAATTGGAAATATTGCCTATTTCACCGATGCCACTGGAAAAACATTAGGCGATTCCATGCTCAATCAAAAAAATGTTAACAGATTAATTTTTGTAGAAACTTCTTCTTTCACAGTTCCAAATTTAGTTGGGGTTTGTTCTGTTGGTTCTCCTGGGGCCAATCCCTTCCCCCTAACTGGAAACGCAAACGGTATTCAGCACAGTAACGGATGCCAGCAGTCCCCGTTTTATACCCCTACAATAGGCCCTAGAGGAGAGGCCTTTTATGCCCAAAACACGGATGCCACTGGTGCCATAATTTTAAATATCGCAAGAACAAATTTAAATGAAGATTTAAATTTAGTCGCAGGAACTACCCACGCCTTTATTTCAGACGGGACAACCTGGAATTACGAAGGCCCCCTGACGGGTGCGCAGTGGGGTGATTTAATTACCAGAAAATTAATTACTCAATTTAATAACTACAATGCGGCCGTAAAAGGCCTCAATTATAACAACCCATCCGTGCCGACTGCGGCCTGGACTTTTATGGTAGGCAGACAAAGCTCTGGTGCAGGAGCAGGGAACCTAAATCCCGATCAGGTTGCTGGCGATGTGGCCTTTGAATATGGCGCAAGTAATGGCGGATATAAACATTATATTTCCTCACAGCACAGTGGTTCGGTAAATTTAAATAATTTAAGTTTTTGGATAAACAATTCAAGTGCGACAACAGGATCAACTACACCAGGAACGGGAAATACTTTAGCTTTATCGATGACAGGAACCGGCACAGGGATAGGAAACAAGGCCCCCTATCAGGAATTAGATGTGCTCGGAAATATAGTAACTTCTTTTCATGCAAATTCCTCGCAACATAATGCTGCGGAAGTTGGATCAAGAAGGATAGGTCACATATCAGGAAATAATGCCGATTTCGCTGGTATGCAAATAAATGTATCGGGGACGGATTCAGACGGAGCGGCAAGGGCGAATAGCTCTAATGTAGCTTTTTACACTTGGGGAAATTCAATTTCTGCAAGCAGGGAAGTTGCTAAGATAACCGAAAAGGGAAATTTAAATATTTTAGGAACATTCACTCAAAGCATTCCGTATTCCTTATTTCATAAAGCAGGAATAACAGGAGGTGGGAATTTAAACTCTGTAGGTGGTACCATTAGTTGGACTGCCCGATTTATAACCATTGGATTAGGAAAGAATTCTGCAATACCATCTGGGTACTTTGATATTACCATGCCTCCAAATGGGACGATAGTAAGAGGAGAAGGCGGCCATGCCAACGTGACAGTTACTAATGGAAAAATATCCTTGAGTAATTGGGAATCCCTTTGGTATGAACTCCCCATAGGTTCAAATTTCAATGTGGTAAACACCAATTTTCGCATTTCCTATTTTGCCAATGGTAGCTTTTTCCCTCCGCCACACTGGGTTTTAGTTGCTCATAAAAATGGCGATGCCAATACAGTTACCTGGGCAAATGGCTCCGTCACACCTGGTTATGGACCTGATGTCAATTATGCCGGAAATGGCATAAGCGACTGGGTAGGAATACCTAGTACTAATGCTGCAATAAGGGCAAGTGGTGTATCTGTTAGATTTGAAAATTTTGGTGCGACTGTAAGACTTAGGGGTGTGATTACCCCAACAAATAATTCAGACGGTGGAATGGGCGCTGCTGCTATTTTTGGTAATATTCCCGTGGGATATAGACCAACAGGTGGTTATTTTAATAACGGGGAGCCGGCACATGTTTTTCAAATAAACGTATCTTCTTTTAATAATATTGGCCCACCGGCAAACGGTTTTGTTAATTCGGCAACCGGAGATATTTCTTTTACAAATATGTCAGGGTTTGAGTCTAAATTTGATACTACCTGGTCGCTATAGCAGGGGAGGGGGATAAATAAACCCCCCAATTTTCTTGGGAGGTATCAAATTACAGCAGGAACAGGCTACATTCGAACTAATATTGGAATTGCTTGAAAAACGAATTGAGGTTTTGGAAAAGAAATAGTAATTGTAACGGGCATTAAATCATCAAAAAAAAAAGGGGAAAAATAATGAACAAAAATGAAGTTTTTGAAAACAATTTCAAGTATCATCCGCCGACACCGGAGAAGAACAAAATTTATGTCGAATATCGGGAAAAGTGTAAGGAACTTGCATACTATATTTATGAAAATTTTCCCGATAGCAGAGAAAGAATCCGTGCTATCACCAAGCTAGAAGAGGCGATGTTCTGGGGCAACGCAGGATTATCAAGAAACTAAAAGAAAAAAAGGAAACAAAAAATGAATGAGGTAGAATTATATGGGAGTATTTCTAACAAGTATAGGGATCATTATTTTTGCCGCAGTCAGTGTTTTAGTGGTAAAAAAGAGAAAGAAAAAATAACTTTATTTTAAGGAGGATTTCATGAAGAAATTTTTTATTGTCCTAATTGTTTTGTTTTCTTTTAAGGTTTTTTCTCAAGATTGTGATATTGAAACTGGAGAATGTGGTGGAGATATAGTTGCCACACCAACAGAATCTTTACAAGAATGTGATTTATCAGATCCTGATTGTCCAATGCCACAAGAAATAATTTCAAATGAAAAAATAAGCCAATGGGGTTGTTTTTCTTTTAATAAAAGAAGTGGAAAGTTTGGAGTAGGATTAAGTCCAAATAAAATAAGGGCCGCTTTTTTAGCATTACAATATTGCAAAAAATTGTCAGGCCATTTTGGGCTATTTTGTTCACGACCTCAATGTCATCTTTATGTTTATTAGTCACTCCTTTGAGTGAGTTAATTGATAAGGGAGGGAGGACTTATTCGCCTCCCTCCTTTTTTAGGGGGAACCATGATTCCAGGACTCCTAATAGGATTGTTTGTAATTCTCCAACCTTTTACCGTATCTACTAGTCATTTGCTTTGTAATCAAGGAAAATGCCCTAAGATCCACTGCTTTATCGGATGGCAATATAGGGGTTATGATATGAATGGAAGACTCTTTAGCACCTGTAGATCTCATACTAGAATTGGATATATTTTCTATGATGCTCATAGAAAGCTTATGAGAAAGGTAAAAGAGGACTGGGATTATTAATGACTGTAGAAACAGCTTTCAATATTTGGCAACTCAATGAATTGCTCCCTGATTATGATGATGATATAGGTGAGGCCCAAGAACATTTAGGCATAATAAAAGGATCGTTACTAAGCACTTTTCCTAATTTTACCAAAGATGCAGGTTACGTTACAATTTCAAGCGACGAACTTAATCAATTTGATTCAATATATAAAACTGTTCCGGCCGTAGGTAATCCAGTGAGTGCCACCATAGAAGGAACTATCAAGGCATCTGCTTATAATACTGACTTCAAGAACATGGTCTTTAAGTTTGATCCTATAAATAGTACGCTTTTAAAATTAGCACAGCCAACTGTTCCACTTGGTTCTATTGTGGCAAGTATGCTTTCTCAGATCCAAATGGATTCACTTCACGGTTCGGGTAATTTTCTTTTATGTAATGGAGATCCAATACCGGATACTAGCTATCTTAGAATGGCTTATGGAACAGCGACAAGATTCAAAATATTACCTGACTTAAGAGATAGGATACCTTCTCAAGCACCTACAATTGCTCCTTATGAATCCAATTTAAATCTTCCTTTTCCTTCAAAAACTAGATGGATAAGAGACACTGATTTTACTTATGACATTGATCCGTTAGTCGCAATGACAAGCGATACCCATAATCATGATGGTTATCCTCATACCCATGATCTTCCTATAAAATTTCATGATATTATGAGAAGCGTGGGCTTTTCAGATAATTATACTATTGCGAATATACCACATCCAGATCGAGGAGGACCGCCTTTTACAAGAACTGTTGCTGATTCTGCCGCAGTTATTAATGTAAATATAGATGCTCATTCTCATGTATTTAATGGTGATACTACAATTATATCAAATGGCTTTAACTTTCCAAATAGGGCGGTAATAAATTATTATATGAGGGTGAATTAATGGCCGTATTACCTGGTTCAGTGCCAATAACTTTCATAGGAAAGCTAGGTCTTAGTAAGCCTTTAAATTCTTCACTAGTTATAGATGGCGATGATGAACTAAGAGAATTGAAAAATTCAATTAAATCTACTTTTCCAAACGTCACCTCGATATTATCCAATTTAAAACCTGATGATCTAAATCAATTAAAGGGAAAGATAAGCATTTATCCACCACCTGATAATTATATAGATATTTCACAAGAAATTTCTCTACCTTTTTTACCTCGAATTCCTTTGAGTACCAATCCCGATTGGGATTATCTAAATATAAATAACTTGGGTGAATTTGAAAGGTATTTTCCGGCAGGTCCGTTAGGATCTATTTTAATTTCTCCTTTTACCGAAGCGGAAATGACTCTTATAAGTTCTGGATGTTATGTCTTATGTAAGGGACAACTCTTAGAGCCTACAAGTGAACTCTTTTTACAACTAAATCCTACGCCTGGATATTTATTACCCGATCTAACCACTAAAGGTAGAATCATAAGAAATGTAGATTCTACACATCCAAATTTATCTGTTATAGATTCAACTGCTTTTGTTGATGTTCCGATTATTGCTAGCGAATATAAACATAATCATGGGCCGGATTGGCACGTTCACAGTGATTTTTATTATTATAGTGAACCTCCTAAGCCAGCTAAAACTGTAACGCCTGGGCAGTCTTTTAGTTGGGCCGGATCTTATAAAAAGGCCAATGATTTAGTAACTTCAAATGGATACACAACATTAGGGCCTATAATTTATGATATTTTTACAAGCAGTGAATCACCTTGGATACTTCCATTTGATCCTCCTCATATTCATGATATAACCTGGAATAGTGATCCTGATACTAGAGCGCAAGAACACACCTTTAACTTTTTTATAAGGATTAACTAGTGGCCTTAGAACCAGCACTCTATATTCAAGATTTAGTAGAAAGCAATCCAAGTTCACTTGATGCATTTTCTCAAGCAGACGACCATATTTTAATGATAAAGAGGGTTTTAAAAGATACTTTCCCTCTTTTTACAACTGCTATTAATATGTCTTCAAATGAATTAAATAATTTATGGGCCGTTTTCAGATCAACTACGACTCATTTTGAAATTGGATATTCAGGACCACCTCCAAATTACACGCCAATTTTTCCCATTGCGTTTTTAGGTTATGTAGATGCTGTATCTACTAATAAAAATCAATATGCCTTCTTCGATAAAACGACAAAAATGATTTATAAGAAGGATGGTATAGGAGCATTAGGATCTATTTTCTGGAGTATTTTAGATAACCCTAAAATGCAGGCCATGTATCCAGGAGATATTTTTGCTCTATGTGATGGAAATCCCATTCCAGCAAATTCAGAAATGTATAGGTTATTTGGAACTACAAATACTCCAAGTTTCCCTGGTAGGGCGCTTATAATGGAAACTTTGGGAGCAGGAGAGGAAAAGATCCTTCCTTTAACACAAAGAACTTTTAATACCGATGTTACAAGATTAAATGGTATCTCAGATATCCATTCACATAACCATATCGGAGGTCCACCACCATTACCCACTTATACGCATACACATAAATATAATTTATATGATGGTTTTTTTTATAAACCTTCAAGTACATTAGAAGTTGGATATTTAGCACCTGAAAAATGGATGGATAATTCTCAAACTGCTAACTATACTGAAGTTTTGACTTTAAGTAATCCAGCTACTCCAATTCCAGAAGATAAACATAGTCATACCTTAACTTTTATAAATAAAAATACTGAAACTACTCCTTCTGCCATTTTTTTAAATGCGTATATGAGAATTAATTAATGAGAAAGGTATTTATAAATAATATTGGAGAGGGTGGGATAATATTAAAATCCGACTTTCCATCATTTGAAATAGGTCCAAATGCTATAAGTAATGGAACTAATTTTAAATTTAAAAATGGATTGATCGCTAGACAAGAAGGGTGGTTTAAAAGGAATTTTAACCTTTCTTCTATTGGAACTAATCCTAATCCGGCCTTTGATGGATTTAGATTTTATTCTGGAACTGCAGTAAATTCTAGAGGCCATCAGGGAATGGTTTTTATTTTATATAAATCAACTGTAATAGGCACTCAAGCTAGAATTAGAAAATTAACTCCTAGTCAAAAACAAAGTATTCCTGCAACCGTTAAATTGGCCTTTTGGGATGGCACTGAAGATTATTTATTACAAGATATAAGTCCTACTGGCATTGATGTAATAACTACTTTGAAGGAGCCTCAGTTATTTTCATTTTTAGGTGTAGTATATCTGAATACTCAAAGTGGCGGTCCTTATTGGTATAAGCCTTGGGATACCATTTTACCATATCCTATTTTTAATAGGATGAAAAATTTCAGGCCTAATTTTTCGATAAATGTATTAGTATCTTTTGCTAATCATTTAATTGGCATTGGATCTTCTGATACGATTTCTGGAGCTCCTATTGAAAGACCTTATGAGGTTATATGGTCTGATATATATGAAGATGCTGATTTTGAACCTGAATGGACACCTTTGCCAGAGAATGAATCCGGTAGCTTAATTTTGCCTGATACTTATGGAGACTCATTTGCTGCTGTTCCTTTGGGAGATAATTTAATTATCTATACTTTGACTTCTACGTTTAGACTTTATTCAATTGGTCTTCCTTTGGTATTTGGATTGGAGAAAATATTTCCTAATTTGGGTTGCATAGGACCAAATTGTGTCCAGGAATTTGAGAATAATCATTTCGTGGCAACCGCTAACGGTGCTTATATACATAATGGTAATATTATAAAAAATATTTCAGATGGCAGAGTTTCAAGATTTATAACTGCTAAGGCATCCAAATATGAAAGCATCGGTGTATTTCACCAGATTCTAACTAAAGAAATGTTTTTGTATTTCTCTAATACGACAACATCCTTATTTGCTAATGAAATGCTTATTTATAATTATTATTCAGATCAATGGAGCCTGGCAGAATGTCCATTTGTCACTTTCATAATACCAGGTTTTTCGTTCAAAGAGGCCAAAATATGGTCCAAAATGGGTTCAAATAAATACCAGGATATTAGTTCTGATTATGAGACCTTAAAAAGAAAAAGTGGAAATTGGACTTATTATTATGTAAGTCAAACCGGTCCTTCTTCTATTGAAGAAAATAATTTTGATGATTATAGAAGATCCGCAACTTCTGCAGAAATTGCTCTTGATCCTACATTGGATAAAGGAAAGCCTTATGAAACCTCATTTGAGAGAGAAAATTTAGATTTATTAACATTAGATCAGGGACAAAAAAATCAGGGACAAAAAGATCAGTCAGTCCAAAAATATTTATATGAAATGATTATATATATGAAAGGGGCCGGAGTAATCTATCTGGATGTTCGGACAAGTATGATTCCACAAGGTTTGGAAAAATCAAAAGAGACAAGAATATTCTCCTATGATTTAGATGCAGTTGAAAGTCCTCCTATACCTCCTGCTACTACACCGCAACCTAGATTTAATGAACTAAGGGAATATAAAATAGATCTTCGTCTAACTGGTAGATATTTACATTATAAAATTTATAAAACTGATACGAGCGAACTAGAAATCAAAAGTATTCAGTTTGCATATAAACCAAGGGGTGTTAGATGATTCCTATTAGGCGAATTGGTTCTGATAAATTACCTGACATTATTAATTTCTTAAACGACTATTTACGAGAAATAGTAACTAATATCAATAAGGATGTTCGGATAAATTGGGTAACAAGTTACGTCGATAAAGCACCTGATCCTAAAGATGGTCAATTGGCATATTTTCCTGCGAAACCAGCACAAGCAAAAGATAGGCCTCCAAGAACAGAATATGGTTGGAGTCCTGGTACTCCAAATGCTGGCCAGGGCCTATATATCTATCTAATAGACTGGGTAACGCCTACTCCAGATCCTTTACCTACACCTGATTGGAAACGGACAGGTAAGTGGTATAAAATTGATATATCTCCAGTACCTGAGTTTCATATATAATGACTTGAGGTGATATATGGGTTTTGATTTTAAAAAAATTATGGGTGTTGCGGCCCCAATACTTGGCACAGCAGCAAATGCATTTCTTCCTGGATCTGGTGGAATTGTAAGTGGAATATTAGGCGGTATAGGAGGATCTGGACAACAGCCATCTCAAGGTACTCCAGGTTATTCTCAGTCATCTCAGACAGTATGGGGACCGCAAGGCAAGGGTTTAGAGGATCTATACGGCAGAGGAAAGAGTTTTGTCGATCAATATGGGCAATTAAGTCAAGCAGAACAGGGTGGGGTTAATAATATACAGAATTACTATACTAATGGACTTGGTGGACAAGTTGGTAATGAATTTGCTGGAACAGGTAGGGGACTCGCTCAACAGGGATATGATACGGCCCAAAACTTTTTAACTCAACAGGGACCACAGGCCGGAATAGATATGAATGTAATGGGAGAGGCCCAAAATAATCCTTATGCAACTGCAACAATGGATGCGATGGCAGGGGATGTAACAAGAAATTTACAGAGAAATATATTACCTTCTATAAGAAATCAGGCAGGGGGCAGAGGATTAGTTGGATCTACTCGTGCAGGAGTAGCTGAAGGATTGGCCTCTTCTGATGCCACTAAACAGATAAGTGATAATGCCACAAGATATAGAGAAAATTTATATAATAATGCTCTCCAACTGGGCGGCCAATTTGGAATGAATAATGCACAAATCCAAAATAATAGGCAATTACAGCAAGCTCAGTTAGGAAGCCAATTAGGTGGCGCAGGAATGGGCTATTTAGGATCTGGGGTCCAAATGGGTGGAACTGCTCTAGACAAATATTTGCAAGCATCGGGATATGGAAGGGGAGTTGCTGGAGATGTCCTTGGTCAATATGGTGAGATGCTAGGACGTGGGCCTACAACTTTGAGTAGTTCTTATTCAAGTGGTGGAACACCTCCTCAGCAAACTGAGATGGAAGGAATACTCGGAGGCGCGGCAGCAGGTCTAGGACAATATAATCAGAATGCTCGACAACAAGAACAGGATCTTATGAATAAATATAAATATGGCCAGGGAGTGACTGGTGGAACTGCAGGCTATGAACAATGGAAAGCTCAGCAACCTTCTCCAGGTCTATTTGGTGGCATGATATGAAATTTATGGATGTTTTAAAACAGCGTGGAATATTAGATAAGGCCATCGGCGATGAGCAGAAAGATGAGCGTCCTTATTTTCACAATAATCATCCCTGGAATTGGAATAATATTGAACAAGGAAAAGGATCTGGTAATTCTAAAGGACCATTTGGCCAGGCAGTAGGATCGCTAAAATCAGGACAAGGACTTTTTTCTCAGAATAATATGGGTCAATTTCAAGGAACTGCTCAAAGACCCTTTGGAATGGGCAACGATCCTCTTTTTAATATGATGAATCCATACCAGGGGCCAATGGAAGGGCCAGGTAATCCAAATAAGAGACAGCCATTTTTGAAAGGAATCGGGGGAATGTAATGTTACAGGGCCAGAGATTCCAATTTGGTAACTATAAGTTAAAAAATCTGATAGAAGCTCAGAATAGATATAGAATTGAAACTTCTAAAAGAACTGGTAGGCCTATTGAGGTACTTAGTACACCTTTTGATGATGATATTTCTTCTCTTGAAGAAGATTTAAATCATGCTGAAAATGAATATAATATATCTAAAGAGAATCCCATTACTGAAAGTTATAAAAATAAAGTAAAAAATTTAACTGCATTTGATAAACCACCAGATGAAGACTTAGTAACTGACGAAAGAAACCCCGATTTAGAGGCCTGGATTGATGAGGAAGTTAAAAAAATTAATCCATCTGGTGCGCCAGCAGAAGAAACTACAAATCTGGTAGGAAATGATATTGCTCCAGATAATTCGGTTCGTGAGGATAGAGATATTCGATTTGATAATGGGAGAGTAACAACTAAAAGAGATATATTAGCACCAGGCACCAATGTCATTGATCAAAATGTGACCAGTTTAAAAAAGGAAATGGAAAAAAGATATCCCAATACTCCAATGGTCGATAATGCTGAACCTGGAATAACAGATATAGGAATTCAAGATAATGGAATACCATCAGAGGATATTGCTCCGAAAGGGAATACTTCAATCCTGCAGGATGTAGACAAGAAACTATTCGAGGATGTCTATCCTAGAATGAGTAAAATGTATGAAAATCAACCTAATACTTTTACCAGTAAACCAGAGGATCTTCCCTATGTTCCTCCTGGTGTAGATCAGGAAGCGGATTTAATGCTTAAAAATTTGAATCTCTTAAAAGCTCCACCTCTTCGATATAAGCCATCTGTTTATCAAGCACCAAAAAATGAACAATTTAAATATGATCCATACCAAGCTACTGATAAAGTCGGAACCTATGCAAAATATATAAAAGATTGGTCCAATTTTGCAGGTGGCAGGGGTTTTACTGATGAAGCTGAAAAACATTTTGATAAGGATATGAGCAGACTTGATCAGTATAGAAAAGTACAAGAGGAAAGATTAGCTACTAATTATGAAAAAAATAGGAATTCAGATAAAGATGCTTATGAAAAATTTAAGGATGCTGAGAACATAAAATATAAAATGGCCGTTCAGAATCAAGAAACTATCCGTGAGGCCAACAAATTAAAACTTAAGGCCATAGAACTCCAATATAAAAAGAACAAAGGAAATAATGATTATAAAGAAGCATATAAACAAGCAAATACTTTTCATAAACTTGAACACGTTTCAAGTTATCCAGAAAGAGTTACGGCCTTTAAAAATGCGATGATGGCACCAGTAACAGGGGCCGGTGATAAGGACATTATTGAAAATCTGGTTAGATTTATTGATCCTAAAGGTGTTATTAGAGAAGGTAAGGTTAATTTTATGTTAAAGGCCTTTAAAACCTTTTCTATGAATCCAGATGGATCAATAAATTTTGATAAATATAATAGATTACGAGATGTTGGTTTCAAAGGTGGGTTTCTTACTCCAGAAGATCGAAAGGAATTATTGGAGGCCACAATTCCGATGATGAGAAATTTTACTGATACCTATAAATTAGGACTAGATCAAAATAGGGCCATTTTCCGAAATAGAGGTTGGGATGAAAATCTTTTAACACCTTTTGAAACTGCAGTAAGTACTCCAGAATTAGTTGAAGGTGCAAGAAATAAAATTTATGCAGATTATATGAGTGGAATGAAGGATAGAAATGAATATGGCCAGGCCTCTACTAAAGCAGTCACTGAGTTTCCTGAAAAAGTATTTGATACATCAAAAGCATGGATTGAAAAAAAATTAAATTTTAAACCAAGAGATCCCGAAAAAGCTAAACGGAGAGGAAATTTTATGGAAGAAATTGATAGAGATTATGGACAATAATTATGGCAAATATAGATGATGATGCTTATAAACTACTATATTACAAAAAAAAATTATCAGGAATTTTATCTAGAATTCCTGAAAGTGATCCAAGAAGAAATAAAGTAGTAAATGATCTCAAAGGAATTGATTATTATCTAGCAAATCTAGACCCAGACGAATGGGACGCTGCTTCACATGGATTTCAACAAGGAAGTTTATTTGGCCAGGAAGGAAGAATAAAAGGTCTTTATGGTAAAATTAAAGAAGCGTTTGGTGGAGAGCCTTCGGACTATGATGCCACGTTACAGGCCAATGAAATAGTTAGAGAAGCCGCTAAGAAAGCTCATCCTTGGACTTATGGTACCTATGAATATGCTGTTCCAATGATGAATCCATTAGATCCATTAGCTTTTGCTACCTCTGCTGTCATAAGAAGTGGACAGAAACTAGCAGGCTTAGCTGCGAAGACAGCAATTCCAAAAGGAATTGGAGAAGTAGTAAATACTGTTGAGCATCTTCCAGTAGCAAAAGTAACGGATATTGAGCGTGAAACTCAGACTATAGCAAATGGTATGAAAGGTGTTGGTGCTGCTGTACCTAGAGATTTAATTAAAGACTCTATGTTAAGAGGAGGTGTATCTGGTGGTATTGTAGGAATTGGATCTGTAAAGGATGAACCACTTGAAGATCAGGCCTTAGGAGTCGTTGCTAACACTGTTATAGGGTCTGTAATGGGTGGATTAATTCCAGCTACTCTTCATGGAATTGGAACTGGAATTACCAAGTTTGGAGATTTATTTAACAACAGATTTGGCGAATATTTTTCTAGACTACCCGATAGAATGGTTAAAAAATCATTAGGAAATCTTTTTAATATTTCCGAAGAAAATTTAAAAAACTTAACCCTTAAAGAAATAAATTGGCTTAAACAATATATTGGGCTTGTTAATGCCAAAGGAAAAGATGTAGTCGGTGGAAATAGGGCCAAATTAATGAAATTCACTGGAAATATTGCAGATGAATTGGTTGAACGTAATCAAAACCTAATAGATTTAAGCGTAGATGAAGGAAAAAATATTTCAATTAAGGCCATATCCAATGGTATTAAATCTCGTTTTAAGGCCGATTCAAGTAAAAATCTAGTTGATAAATTACTTAAAGATTACGCTACTTCTTATCCACCATCTCAAGTTAGAAATTATGGTGGAGTTCAATCTGAACCTACTTTTAATGCAAGAGATATTTATGAACTTCAAAATACTCTCCAAAAAGAAGTAGATAAATTTAAAACTGGAGAAATCCTAACTCGTAAAGCTTCTAATCAAAAAAGAGTTTATGAAGAAACTATCAAAGGACTTTCTTTTGCTTATAAATATTTAGAACCAAATATTTCAAAAAAGAATCCTTCTATTTCCATGAAACAAAATGCTTCTGAAATTAGAAGCCTATTATCCCTGCAAAGACGATTAGAGCATTCTCTTAATAAAGATGAAGCAAAAATTGTAAATAATTTAGGCCCCACTAGAGCATTTGAAACCGGGGCCCTAACTTACGGACTTGCTCATGCCCTAGGAAGCACTACTCCATTAAATTGGGGTTTAACAGCAGCAGGTTTAAAAATAGGTGGAAGAGTATTATCTAAGATCGGAAGAAAGAATTACCTTTCTCCAAGATTTAAATATAACGTTGGCTCTGGATTAAGCGGCCATGTCCCTGTCATGATGGGCGGAAACTTAGCACGTCCAGTAGGGGCAGCTCTAGATATGTATAAGACCGCAAGGGAGGCCAGTCCTCCAGAGCAGGAACCAGTGCAAGGCCCATCACCAAGTGAGGTTGATGACTTTTCAGGATTTGGATCAAGCCAGGAATGGATCAATAAACAACTAGGCAATTAATATATCTAAAATTTTAGTGTATTTAGGATTAATAGTTTTAATATCGTATTTTTTAGTTTTATCTAGCATTTTTTTGCATATTAGATTAAAAATTTCTTTTTTTATTTCTTCTTCTTTTCTATCCATTTCTCTAAGATTAAAGACTAATTCTCTACATTGAATAAAGAAAGATTTATTTAATTTATAGGTATGATCCACTATCATATTTTCAAGTTTTTTTAGATAATCATCCGATTCTTCTGGCTTAATTTCTGGTTTTTCTTGTACTTCTGGAATACATTGTTTCACTTCCGCAGTGTCTAGTTCTTTTTCAGTTACAGGTTGTAATTTTTTTGGTTTGGCCATCTCATAATCCTTTATGTTCATGTTCTTTTCTTCGAAGAAAAGCTTAGTTGGAATGGCATAATTGTCACATATTTTTCTAATTAGCTCAAATTTAATAGGTTTATTGCCTTCGTATGCATCCAAAATGGTTTTATTGGTGAATCCTAGGTTATGGTGGAGTTCAAACATAAAATTAGGCTTAGTTTGACAGAGCCATCTAAAGAATTTCCAGGTTAATAGATCATCTAATCTAGGCATAAAAAAAAAGGGGACCAGGCGAATTTGTATACTCCCGATCCCCTTAATTAGCAGCTATAATATCAAACTAGGAAAACGACACCTTGGCCGCCAATTTCTTGTTTAATTCTTCAGTTTCAATGGAATTCGTTTTACTAGAATAGGCCTTAAACCAATCGGATCTAGAAGTAACACTATCTTTTAAGCTTGTATAGATCTGGTACATTTCGACGAATTCATCTTTTGTCACTTGCTCTATAGAATGTCCTAGCCTTTCCTCAAGATCACTAGCGGTGACGCCTAATTCAAGGAAGGCCAGGACAATTTTTTGTACTCTATCTACTAGTGGAGTCTTTCCATCACCATTTTTTATGGTACTAGCAGCATTATCAATAGCTAATTGCTTCAATTCACCTGGTATTAATTGTAGAATGCAGGCCCTAAGCCATCTAGCACCTTTATTGGCCACCATTTCATATTGGTCCCGATCATCAGTTAATTTAACTTTACCTTTTTTAGTATCTCTAGAATGTGGAACCGTAAATATTCTACTAGCTCTAGTGTTTCTTTCCAGGTCATAGCACCAGGCTTCAATATAGGATTCCTCATCAGTTTTAGATAGCTGTCTAATACCAAAGTCCATATTTCCCATTGACCGAGCTAGCATTTCTGCCATCCTAATTGATGGCCCAGTAACTATTTGTCCACCACGTGGATAACTATAGCTAGCAAGTTTAGCAAATTCTTGTCGATCAGTAGCTTGTTTTATGAATTTTAATATTTCATGATTTTGACGGGGAAATTTTTTCGCAGAAATGATTTGTGCCTGGACCAATTGGATTTCTCGATCTGATACCACGTCCATCATGGTTGATTCCGCTAGTTTTTCTTCCTCAATGATAAGCTTGTCTAAATTTGAAATTTCAGTGTCCATTTTTTTTCTCCTAGTTTAATTGAAAGTATTTTATATGAAATTAGATTGATTAAGGCAACTTAAATACTTTTTTTGCTCCCATTGTATCTAGATATCTATAAATGCAAGAAATGCTCACCTTTAGTCGGTGAGCAAGTTCCTTTGCAGTGAGATCTTCTTTGCTAAGAATCTCTCTAATCATTTCCTTGTGGATTTTTTTTTGATATCGGACAAATTTCTTTCCGCAATTATCGCAGATCATCAACCAATTATAATGCTGTACCTAGCGATTATCTACATCGAATCCATAAGAGGCTATATTTATTGTTTGTATGTACTCAGGGTATGTTTTACCTGGATCTTTTAGCTTTTTAATTCCGGCCTGGTAAAGCTCCCTTCCGACTTCTTGGGAAGGCTCATCTAATTGATAGAGAGCTACTCCATGCGGAGCTTCCTTCTCTACACAGCAGAAAAAGAAACTGACCTTATTAGTTCGTTCTATCTTGGAGACTATATCGCTATAAAATGCACTTTGGGCATCGTAAGAATAGTTTACCAGGTCTTTTCTAAACTGATTATAAGTAGCGTCGTATGTGGTTTTAAGATCCACTATAAGATTCATTTCAGGAAAATAAATATCAGGACGTGCTTTTAAAAGGATGCCATCCTGATTGTAATAATATGACATTTCCATCTCGGTGGAATTGGATGATAAAATTCTATTCATAATGGGATTTTTCAGGACGGAATCCTTCATGGCATGAAGCCTATCCCATTCCTCTTTTTTCCATAACTTTTTTCCCTCTACGGTTTTTTCCCATTGATGGAGAACGGTATTCTCCCAATCAGATTTAGCGGCCAAATCCGATTTAGACCTTCCAAAATTCGGTTTAATCGGTTTATTACAATTGGTGGTATTGTAGTCATAGAATTTTATAGGCTCAAGGACTAACTCATGAAATGCCGTTCCTAATGCCATCGCTGGAGTAGGATCTTCGGGATTATTTTTTTTGTATTCATAATGAGCGAATGAACTTTTTCTTATTAGCTCTAAATCACTGCGAGAGTACCCAGGACCAGTATGATAATCAGTTGCCGAGTTAAAAATTTTTCCATTTTCCATTTTATTCTCCTAGTTTAAAATGGAATTACTACCTAATTTTCAATACTATGTAACTTGATATTTTTAATAATTGAGTATATTAATCAAGTACTAAAACAAGGAGATAAAAATGACAGAAGAATTACAGCAAATAGAAATGGAATTTGATGAAGCAAACAGAATTGAGGATAAAAATCAGGGTAAAATAAATTGGCATGAAAGGCTTAGAACTTTAAATAATCTTAACATTAGATTTATTTTCGATAAATCAGTTCTTCACGTCGATGTTACTCGATAGCCTAAATGTCTTATTGATTCGCAGAACTCAGTTTCCCACTCACTCAATCGTCTAAAGTTTCTGGCCTTCAACCTTCTGTAAACTATTAATTGTTTAGAACTCATTTGGATAGGGCCATACGTCCTGTTGGTCCTTATTAATTCTTTTGTTTTTAATTTTTGGTGATTTATTTTAGTCATGGAATTGGCTTGCCATAGTTGTATTTATAAGTAAAGTAATTAGTCCTATGCAAGTTCCATGCCAACTATTTTACGGATAATTATTTTTACCTTGACAAGTCCTAAAAAAATAGGCCAATAAAGACAAATGGGATAGTGGTAACTTCCATTGTTCCCTTCCCCTACCCTGGTGGCCGGCCATCAAACGGCCATGGGCCACACCTAAGTAATTAAATTTAAAAAATCCCCTGAAGCAAGCCTCCACGAGATTTGAATGGCCTTCAATCATATCTCACCGTCCACTATCAGAATTAACTTGGCTTGCGATTAAGCTCCCGATTTAGTATTTTTACTTAAGCATAGGACCATTAAAAATGAGCGAAGAAGAATTAAGGAAATTCAAGGATTTTTTAAAGGATGCGATTTCACTCAATAGGAGATTTTTATTAAATGCAAATTATAATGGATCGAAAACCAGGGAGCCATTTCTTGAAGGTAGATTGGAATCCTATGAACATACACTCTTTTGGCTGGAGGATTTTATAGATGAACGAAGATCCTAGATTTGCAAGTCAATTAATAAAAGATCCAACTTTGAAAATGATTGAATATTTAGAATTGGATGAGAAAGATTCGATAGCATTAATCGCACTAGTGAATACTACTTTTCTACTAGGTTATGTAAATGCTATGAAGGGGAACAATGAAGAGGAGAAGCGTTAGATGAAAACCTTTTTCAAAAAAATAGGATTCCATTTTTATTTGCAAATAATTTTTATCGTTTTTTTGGCCATGGGAACTTTTAAAATTCCTAAATTTTACATTGGACTAGCACTTGGTGTCCTGGTGAGTGGATTAATATCGAACTTGGTAACATATCATTTTACGAAGGATGAATAAAATGGATGAGAAAATGGAGATCAGCCCGATGGAGGCCGGATACATAATGTCACTTTTAGTACCCAAAATGCGAGAAAATGGAGGGGACATAGTCATCTATTCTTTACTGAAGAAAATTCAGCACGCATTCCAGGAAAATATTTATTCCTATTTAATCGCTGATTATATTTTAGTTTATGAAAATAATTACTGCAAAGGATGGACAAAAGAATGACTGAAGTAGAAAAAAAAATAATTGAATCATCGGGGTTTGTAGGTTTTGTAACGGAGCCTTGTCATAACAAATTCAGTGAGGAATTAAATCTTGCAATAAAACATAAGAAGCCAATAATTATTTTTGCTCAGGATGGCATTTTCATACCTGCTTATATAATAGACGCTTCTCAGGAAATTCATCGAATAAATTTTGATGATGATAAAAATCAAGAGAAGTGTAAATCAATAACTGAGGCATGGCTCACAAAAATAGGAATTAACGATGAGAAAAATTCTATAACATTAAAGGAGCTAGGAAGTAATCCAAATGACCGCAGATGAAGCAAAACAATCACTTTTGAATTATATAACAAATTGTGAGCAAGATAAAAGAGTAACCCTAAAAGAAGAACGACCTCCAGATAATACTCCTGCGTGTGGTTGGTACATGGGATATTTTGATGCTTGTGAGGATATGAAATCTTTTATTGAGGAATTGATATGACCGCAGATGAAGCAAAGCATTCACTTAAAGAAGGGAAGAAGGTTATGACTAAAGAAGAATTTGTAAAAAGGAGAACTGATATAATTAGCGAAATGTTGGACAACCAAGATGAAGTAGGAATTTATCCAACCTCCGTTTGCTTTGCTAAATTAGATGATTTATTTGATGAGATAACTAAATTTAATTCCGATGAGCAATTAATTTTAAGTAATGCGCAAATACTTATAGCACAAAGAAAAATAAGGCTAGAAAGATGACCGAAGGACTTGAAAAATTAGATGAGATAATCAAAATTCAGTGTACTGATGGAAATTGGAACTGGGACGCATATATGCACGGGATGGCGAACGGACTTATAGCAGCAAGGTCAATGATTACAGGAAAAAGTCCTGAGTATTTGGATGCTCCGAAGAAATGGCTTTGTGATACATGGCAAGCCTAGAATTCAATTGAGTAAGGTCACGATTACCATCATGATAATTCCAACTGTTATAACGCTCATAATTATTTACTCCTAAAGATGAGGCCCAACCTTTTTTCCCCGATCTAGAGCTAGGAAAAGGATTTCATTGAGCCAAACGTTAGTGAATCCTGGTAAGCGCTTCTTGCTGTAATATCACCGGTTAAGGTTATCGGGGTTACAGCGGTAGAAAAAAAATACTAAAAAAAACTACCTTTACGCTTTACTAGTTCCATCAACTATACTATTTTCCGGCCTGTTCGCTGGAAAAATTAGAGTCTCTTTGTGACCTATTATCCAGTGGTTTGGGTTCCCCTGCTGAGTTTTTTTAAAGGGACTCAGCGGGGGGAATTTTTTCACTGGTAATATTTTCATATATTTCATTTCTAGATCACTCTTAGACTTTCTTTTAGGTTTGCCAAAAGAGATAAATGCCCAGCTGTCATACATGAATTAGTTGAATATTGCTATTTTTTAGATAGCATATAGAATATGCTCCATTGTCCTAACGATAACTATTCGCTTAAGCCTACCTATAAAACATACGTTATAGGGCATAGAAATGGCCCTAAGACCATCGAAGTTCCTATAAGGCTATGTCCCCTATGCCTATTCGTTTTTACACCTCACGATAGCTGTAATGCAATTTGTGGGGTTTCCTCTATGAGCGTAAGTTATGACATACGAAGTAGCAGCGCAATTAGGCATAAAAAGCAGTCAGCTATTGCGAAGCACTGGTTTGCGAGATAGGAGAGGGCGAATGCCCTCCGGTTAGATAGGTAGGTGTGAAAGGATCGCGAAACCGACTAGAGTCCCAAGCATTCCAATTACTAGAAATACTGGAACTAGAGCACTAAATAACGCAACTATTAAAGGTAGGCATATAATAAAAACAATTAGGCCAATTATTGCTAGCATTTTTCTTCTCCATTTTTGATGATGCTGTCTAAAAGCATTTCAAGTTTTATTTGCAGATCAAAAGCTTTACTTCTCATCCTTTCGACTCGATCGTAATTTTTATACGTATCAAGATCGTAGTCGGTCCAAATTGCAACCGACGCGACATTTTCTTTAACTTCGCTAATTATTTGTTCTAAATTGACTAGCATATGACCTACACTCCATGTTTCGGGCCTGATTATAATCTCTTGTAAAGCTCTCCCTGGCAATATCGTCAAAGCAAAGTAAACAAAGCTCCTCTCGCTCCGATTCTTCCCTGGAATCGGTCATTTGGGTACAGCGAGTACAAATAAAGGTTTCGTCGTCGTAAAATCTCATCTTTTTGCCTCCCACTCTTTGATCTTTTCTACGATATCGAGCTTAAGATCATGGCCATCTTCCAGATTAAATTTAAGATAATCAGCGCAGTCAAGCAGGTTATCATCCGTAACCTTAATGCCCTCGTCGATAAAATCATTTCGAAGATCATCTATCGTGTACTCAAAGATTGATTTTTGATAAAATGGAATTTTATAGTTTTTAATCAAATTTAAGAGCCGATCGGTTTCGTATTGAACATATTCCCAAGTTTCCTTTAGATCATCATCCAAGGCCTCGTTATTAACTCTTAAAGCGTGTCTTAAGTTGTCTAGTGCGGTCATTAATAATGTATAGTCGTTGTAATCCATTTAAAAACTCCTAGTTGGAGGGGATTTATTCCCCTCCTGGTTATGGTTTATAGTTTAATTTCAGGGAAAAGCTCGTTGATGGCCACAATTGCTAGCTCCATTTTCGAGCTATCTTCTAGGGCGAATTTTTCATAAGTTTCTAATCTGAGTAAAACGTTAGTCCACCAACATGCTCCGTGCTGAGTTAGCTTGTCGGTGAATTTTCGCAGAATCTCCTCTTTTGAAAAGACCAGGTTTCCGTCTCTGGAATCGAAATATTGGCAAAGCCTTAATGCCCTGGCCAACTCATACTTATCAAATCCAAATCCTATTCTCCAGTAATGATATTGCATCGGAGTAACGACCATCTGTCCGATCATACTTGTATAATCCAGGTGGATTGGATTAAAGCTCCTATCCTCGTATGATATGTTTGGGGTAACTTGTGGGGTAACTTGTTCAATTTCGTCCATTTAAATTCTCCTAGTTTTGGCATAATCGCCGAGTGTGTTTAAAGCACGATCATCAATTAAATAGCAATTAAATATAAGTCTAATAACCTACTGATATCATTGGGTATTTACATTATTTCGTTAAATCTTGTAGGCGATTAATAAAAATTGCTATAAATCTAGAAACCGATTTACTACACAACTAGGAGAAAAAAATGGACACAAGACAAGTTAAAAAGATTCTAAGCAATAAGCACAAGGCCTTTAAATGGTCAGTAAGCACAGACCACCATAACAGCTATTCAATCGACATTATGTCAGGGCCATTAGACTTTGGTAAACATGAGCAAATAAATCATTATCATTACCAAGAACAACTGGCCGACCTTGACCCCAAATGCGTGGAACTCATAAGCGATATTCTGGACGCTTGCCAAGAAGTTAGGCCTATAAATTACCATGAAACTGGGGATTACGGTAATCAACCGAATTATTATATCAACATAAGAATTGGCAAATGGGACAGGCCATATCAAATCAAGTAATAACTTGGGGGCAAGGAAATGCCCCCCTTTCCACCCCTCCCCACGCTTCCCAATCCATCCCAAATCTTACATCTCGCTAGAATGCCACTAAATGGCGGTTTCCTGAAAATGTTCTCGAAAATCTCGGGAAAACACTTTTGGAAATGGCGATGGTCTAGTAAATTCCTTACATTTAGAGAGAGCTGGATTAGATCAGATCACTAAGCCAGTAGATGAGGATGACTGTTATAATACCAACTAGAATGCTCACATCGCCCTCCTAACCCACTTAACTACGCCTACCCTCACCTTACCATGGACCTGGAGCATTCGCATGCCCTACGCCTACCAGGGATCGCATTCGCATTCGCATAGACTCCAAACCCTTTTCGCATTCGCATCCGCTTGGGCAGAAGGGAGCACGGGGGGGAGGGGGGGGGAGTGTCTATCCATATCAGGAAATGTACCCTATATCCAAACGGGTATAATACACAAGCAATGGGGGGGGGTTTCGTAGCGTGTAATCGATTTGGCGGGCGAGGCTTGAGGCCTAATAAAAAAAAATCGTGATCGCTAGGTACTGACAAAAATGTTCTCGACATTTCCATCTGAGTATTTCAATATCATATAATACAACCCCCTACTAATGAGAAACTATGAGAGAAGTTGAAGTGGAAGGAATCCCCGGTCTTTTCATAAGAGAGGATGGGACTGTTATTAGCAATAGACACATGAATAAAAGGAGGATTCTGGTAAAGAGATTTAATAATGGATATGAGCAAGTTAAGATATATTACCCTATTAAGAAGCATAAAAATCTGCTAGTTCACAGATTACTTGGAAAAGCATTTATACCTAACCCTGAAAATAAACCCTGTATCAATCATAAAAATGGCATTAGAAATGATAATAGGCCAGAGAACCTGGAATGGTGTACATACAAGGAAAACAACCATCATTCCATAACAGTGCTTCAAGGAAAGACATTAAGGACTACTAAAGAACCTAAAGATAGGATTAAGGTTATTCAAAAGTGCTGGAATGGAGAGGTGGTGAAAATTTGGGACAGTATAACCAAAGCTGGCTCTGAAGGATTTAACTCAACTATGATAAGTCGATGTATCAATGGATTGTCAGTACATCACAAGGGATTTCTCTGGGAAAGAGCTACGTTATGAGCAACCTAAATGAAAGCATTTCCAACGCTATAGAAATCGCTAAAATGAGTGAAAGGTCCGGTATAATAGCTAAAAGGATCCTGGAAGTGTTGTATGATCAAATGGAGAAAAACCCATCCGCAATGGGATATACTTCTTGCCTACTTGCACTATCTGTTTCTATATCTGAGTTTATTGACAGTAGTAAGGGGTCTCTTCTGTTAGCTGATGAGGATCTAAAAAAAGATATTATTGCTGCTGTATCCGTTGGAATAGGAACGATAGACTATAATTTGAAGGAAAGCTCAAAGTCCTTTATGAAGGAGTCAGAGATTTTTCTATAAATTCATTGATGGTTTTTTTGAATTCGCTTAATTGGATTTTACTTTCTGAAATATACTTTTTAAAATAAATATCTTTTGGCGCAAGCCTTTCTAAACAGAAATAGATTTGATTAGCTGAGTCTTCTATGGTGGAAAATATTTTAATCATCTTTTCTTTTGTAAGTGGAATCCAGTATCCCATTTCCTCTTTTTCTAAATTCATAATACATCTTTCCAATATTGCTTTAAAAGAGAGCTTTAGAGATTGATAAGACACCTCAGGATCCAAACTATCTGTTTGTTTAATAGTATTTTCAAATGAAACTAAAATATCTTTTACTAACTCTGCTCTAGATTTTAAGTCCATCATTAAATCCTTATTTCTGGTTACTTTTTTTATACATGGTATGGTTTGATCTGATGTAAATCTTCCATCTTCGGTAAAAGTAAAATTTCTGGCATTAGAGGATTCCTTTATACTAAAATCAACTTTTACAGGAAATCCACCATCACCTGAAATTGATGAGACAGTGCCTATTAATCCATTCCAGTCAACCCTATCTCCGACCTCAAATTTGCTCATTAAATCCTTATGCCATATCATACTAATTTAATCAAGTAATATCCGAATTTACACCATGAATAACAATGCTATTATTTCTTATGATAATAAACATCCTATTCTCTACTCCGAAGAATCTGCGATGGTTAATCCTGTCAAATATTATCAGATGGTCGGAATTTGATAAGACAAAAGGTCTCTGGGGAAGATATCCTAGTAGTCATGTGTCAATTCTGCTCAACCTGGAAGTTACGGAAGCTGTCCTATTTCTAGGAGTTCGGAAGATCCATTTTTACAAGTGGCTCCGTATGAATAAAGTCCAATCAAATTACTCCCTTTATGTGGATAAGTATCAATTCGAAGATATCCGACTATTTCTAGAAGGATCTGAGGGAGTTCCTTACGCTACCCTTAGTGCTATTGGAATCTTCATCCAACGAGTAGCGAAGACTGTTTTCAAGAAAGATATAGCAAATCCATTTGGCTCTGCTACCAGGAAAAGAAAATGCTCTGAACTAGGAGCGGAGGTGCTTAGTAAATGGAATCTGGCGAAAATTGATCTACCTCAGGAATCTATCGGTGTTAGGCACCTAGAGAATATCTTGAAAGGAACTAGAAAATGAATAGGTATATGGATAACGTATTTGCCCTAGGAAGGATGCCTGCGAGTATAGAGGAACCGCCGAAGGGGGCACTTACACCTGAAGAAATAATGATTGAACGTGCTAAAGCTGCATTTGCTGAGAAGGAACGATTGGCTAAATTGGCAGGACCGAAAGTTCTAGAAGAACTGGAAGTAGCGGATGAACTCACACCAACACCTGTTGTAACTGGGAGAAGAACATATCATCCACCTAAAGGAGAAAATCTTAGAATTTATGAGGAAAGATTTGGTCCATATCCTGAAAGAGATTTTTATATGAAAATGTCGGATGCCGACCATGAAAGAGTTTTAAGGAACAATAGGGTAATAGGAACTTATCTTAATGACCAAGCAGTTAAAAATGACTTAATACTGCATACCAACAGAAGGGACCAACGAATTGCCAGAGATTTAAAACCTGAAAATAAAGTTGCTAGAAAGATGGAGTATGTTAAGGCAAATAATAGGGCCAAGGCCGCAAAGGGTAAAACTATTGGGCAACTGTCCTATGAAAAAATGAGTGATGAAAGATACGAAGCCCGTCTGGCAGAAAATAAAATACTTAAAACTGCACAATCAAATGCTCGATTAACTGAATTAATGCCGAATTGGAAGGAAGTTCATGCCACTCAATATCCGTTTTTAAGTGAAAAGGCTTTTAGAAAACAAGCGCTCGAAAATATAGCAAGAGGTAATGAATTAAATCCAGAACACTATTTAAAAATTCAATGGAAAAAACTAAATCCAATAATAAAGGATGTTTATAAAAATCGTGATCCACTTAATCCTATGGGTGCTTGGCTTAAAAGTTTAAAAGGTTTTGGCGGAAAGAACATAATTAAGTCCATAGGTCCTATCGCTAAGGTGGCAGCACCAGCACTTGCGACTTATGCTTTAATGAGAGGTGAACCTGTAGAAGCTGCTGAAATAGCCGTAGGTTCATTTCTTCCTCCAGGTGTAGACTTCGGAGAGGAATTAGGTCCACCACAAGGATCTTTGGATTATTATATAGAACATCCATGGAATAGACCTAAAGGCGTGTTAGATTTTAACAATAATCAGAGGTAGATATGGCGAAATGGAAAATAACCTATAAAAAAACAGATTTGCCTCTTATTAAACAATTTCCTGAGATCAATAAATTTCTGGATAAATTGGAAATTGATAAAGATTTACGAGAAAAAATTCATGATGAACTTTTGGACGCAACAGACAGAGGAGAGATTCCATCATCTATAAAATGGATAGAACTTCCAACCAAGACACCGATTAAAAAAGGCCCTAAAGATATTAAATCTAAGACAGTGGATGAAACTGCTGCTTCTTTCGAAGAACTAGAGAAACCTATTATCCCAAAAGAAACTGGACCTATCTCTACCAATGAATATCCTAACATGGGAAAAGAATCTGGTCCTGGATATGCCAAACCTAAAAGCTATACACAAGAAAAAAAGATAAAGGCCATGAAACTTCCTGAAGCTAAGACTAAATTAAAATCTGCTGGAGATAGATTAAATAATTTCGGCAAAGAATTTACCCAAAAGATTCAAGATAAAAAAAAGGACTTTCAGAAAGTATACGGAGGAGCATTAGACAATGCACTAAAAGATATGAAGGGTGGTGTTCCACTAGATAGTGAAATCCCCTGGAATCCTGACTATGTAAAAGATAGCTTAAATAAGAGTAAGGCAACTCTGGATAAAGCTGGCAAAAGGATAGCAGAAGGTCTTCAGGAGAAAAGCATTTATGCCGATCTGCTTAATGAAAGACTCAAAGACGCTGCTCCGGTTATCCCTAAACTAACTAAACCAAAACCAGAGGTAGTACCTGACCATTTCGCTACAGAGATTCCTGGTAGATTAGAGCCTCCTCCTATTCCTAAGCATATTGCAGATGAATACTCCAGAAGAAAGTCTCTTTACGATCCTAAGACCTGGAAGGAATTTGCCAAAGAACAACCTATACCTCAGAAACCCAATTGGACAATGTATGAGGCACCTAAACAATTGCCTGCTCCGACACCTAAGATAACTGAATTTAAAACTATGCTGGATGATTTGCAAAAGAATGGAGAAAATCCGTTATCCATTTTAAAAGAGTCGGCAACTGATGCGGCCAAATTCCTTAAGAAAAATAAGTTTTCCAGGGCAGAAGCTTTCAAGACAATTGGAAACAGTCTTCCCTGGATTACTCTAGGACTTGTGGCGTATGAACTTCTTCATGGGAATCATGATAAGGCCATAGAAATGGCGGTGGAAAACGGTATTCCTATTCCAGGAATGGATTTAGGTGATTCTCTTGAAGGGCCACCAATAGAAAATCCACCAGCGAGAACAAGTATTTTTGATTATGCTAACCTATCAAGAGGACTACAGGGGTGACAAATGCCTTATAAAAGCCAAGATCAAAGAGCATGGATGCATATTAATAAACCAGAAATCGCCGCTAGATGGGATAAGGAATATGGTGGAAAGATTAGGAAAAAGAAATCCAAGAAACGAATGAAGATCGGAATTCTAGACAATGCATCTAATTAATGAAATTATTACTCGATGAAAAAATATGAACTTGTCTGTAAAAATTTAAAAAAACAACTGAAATCTATAATGAAGAAAAAGAGACTGAGCTATGGACAGCTTTCAGGAATCTCTGGTGTCTGCAAGATAACACTCTATAGATTTTTGACGGTCAAGAGCGCGGAAGTAAATATTAAGAATATTTTAAAAATAGCTAAATTCTGCGCCGATTGGTTCAAGGAAGATGAAAAAAATAAAAGACCCAGCAGAAGCACTAGGGTTAAACGAACATCAGATAGAGGCCGCTCTTCTGGAGTGGCTATCTACCGTTGATGACGGCTATCCCTGTAAGATTGTTAATAATGGTGCCATCAAAAAACTTCCTGATGGTAGAGTTATCTTAATTCCCCAACAAAATAAATTTTTTCGTAAAGGTATGAGTGATATTTTATTCATTCACCGGAAAAAGACCTTCTGGTTTGAAGTTAAGATCTATAAAGATTGGGACTTCATTGATCGCAGAAAGGACTGGCTCCGAAAAGAACTTCATACCGACAAGAATTATATTAGATGGCAAAATCAAATCATATTTCAGGATGAAATGAGGAAAAGGGGGCATATTGCAGAATTTGTCTATTCTCTACAGCAAGTAAAGTTTCAAATATTGAGAATAATTTGAAAGATATTCAACGGAAAAAGAAAAACTATAGGAATTTATTGATTAAAACCACTATATCTACGAGATCCTATTTGCGAGCATCTGAAGAAATAATGAAATTCCTATATAAATTCGAAGATTATTTCGAAATTCCAACTCTAGACTCAAATGTGATGAAAATAGGGATTGGACATATCCAAGATGGTATTCCCGATATTGCCAGGATTAATATGAGCGATGCTGTTAGATTATTTAGAACGGATTTAGAAGAATATGAGGATTATTTGAACAAATGGTTCGGATTTTTAATTAATTGCCAATTTGATGCACTTTTAAGCCTTTTAATGGACATTGGACTGGATCAATTCAAGAAGACTATGATTCCGTATGAGCTAGACCAAAAAAGGTCTAATATAATTCCACGATATATGCTGGAATTGAAAATGACCCCAGAAAAGTTGAATAGGAGGAGAAGGGAAGTGAACATATTTATAGGTGAGTCTTTTTCTAGACCCGTTTTTTTTGGAAAAAGGGGTAGATTTAGCAAAGCACTAAAAAATAGCTATATACTATGAGAATGGAAGAACAAGATCCAGAAATTGTAACCGAACCTATGAGTCTTAAAAAGATGGCGCAAATGTCATCTGATCCTGCTTTCAAAATGCAGTATTTTAAGCAGGTAACTCAGGATTATGATCCAGATCTTAGAAAAGAACACCGACCTACTCCAGATACCAGGATGAGAGTTAGATTTTATAAAATTGCTGGAACTGGTGACAAAGATATAGCTGCTGCTTTGGGTATTAGTCTTGTTAAGCTCAAAAAAGTCTATGCCTATGAGCTAAGACTTGGGACCGCTGACTTCAATAGTCTGGTAGTCGGCAAAATGATTGAAAAAATAAATGCCGGAGAGTCTGCCATGATTATGTTCTACTTGCGTTGTAGAGCAAAATTTACACCTAGCACAGAAAACTTTATTGAGCATAAAATAACAGTGAGCAGACCTAAGGAAGATATTGAGGATGAGTTGAAACAATTAGGTATTCCTGAGGAGTCTCTTAAAAAGTTATTAGAAGAAGGAGAATAATATGGCAAGATTTGGAAGAGGTGTTTTAGAAAGTCCTAGAAACTACGGTGGCGGAGGTGAGCCTGAAGATCCACAATCAGAATATTTCAGAAGAGCGAGTGATCCTAGTTCGCCATATTACCGAGAGGATTTGTTCGGGCCTAAACCATCTAGAGGTGGCGGTATTGGCCCTATGCCTTCTAGTCCAATGCCTACAATGCCTGAGATGCCTCCTATCCCATCTAACAGAAGAAAAATGAATCCAATTGATCCATCTGGTGGTGGTGGAGGTCCTCCAAGCTTTTACCCTCCTGACCAAGATCCAAGAGGGTTTAATATCGGTAGGGGTCCTGCTTCCAATATGGCCCCAATAGAAACTGGGCCGGCATTACCTAGTGAAATATATCAAGGACAATCAACCCAAGAAGGAGTTTTAGAAAGGCCGACTTCCGGTAGGGGCCCTGCTAGTTATTTACATCCTAAACCATCTGATTATCCTTATCCTCAATTATCCCAAGATAATCTTGGATGGCCTGAAAATGCAGCAGAAATTCCTGGAAAAGGATGGACTACTGAGCAAATTAAAAGATATATGCAACTTAAGGGCCTTAGCGGTACTTCAGGCCAGGAGCCAGGATCTTATTATACCAAAAAAGGTAGAATAAAATAATTCATGGAGCCAAATGAGATCCAACTTTCTGAAACACTTGATGCTTTCGTTCAGCTAAAAAAAGAGTACCAATTAGCAGCAAAAGAAAGAAAAATTGAATTCTGGTCACCGTATGACTGGCAAATAGATTATGCAAATTCCACTTTAGAAAATAAGCAATGCACTTTATTATGTGCAAACAGAGTAGGTAAAACTTTTTCGGCCTGTTCTGTTTTAAGTTATTTTTTAACGGGAAATTACCCAAAATGGTGGAAAGGGAAGGTTTTTAATCATCCCATTAATGCCATAGCTTGCGGAGTCTCAGGTGAATCTATTAGGGATGTACTTCAAAAAGAACTTATTGGGATCGCTGATCTTAAGAATAAGAAATTTGATGGTAATGGCCTTATTCCGGTTGCTAATTTGGATGGCTACATACCATCCCCACTTCTTAGAAATGCGATTCGAGAAATTAAGATTCGCTGGAGGGATACGGATAGATTCTCGATTTTAAAGTTTAGATCTTATGAACAGGGCCCATCAATTCTTGGAGGACAGGTATTTGATGTGGTCTTAATAGATGAAGAACCATTACACGATGGATTGAGGTTTTATGGAGAATGTCTTGCCAGAACTGCTACTGCTGATAATGGCAACGGTGGTATTGTGCTGCTATCTTTCACACCTGAATCTGGTCTAACCGAACTTGTTGATCTGATTTATAACAATCCAAAGCCAGGTCAATTTGTATTAAATGTAGGATGGGATAGGGCACCTCATATAAGCCATGGTGTAAAACAACAATTACTTGCGGCGATTCCTGCTCATCTTATTGAGGCCAAGACTAAGGGGATACCTTCCTTTGGTTCTGAGCTTATATACAAATTTAACTATGAGGACGTTATCTGCGATCCTTTCGAGATCCCACTCTACTACAGGGTTATGGCCGGAATCGACTTTGGAATCGGTCATCCTGCTGCCTGCATTTTTGCGGCGATCGACGACGATACCGACATAATTTATATCTATCATAGCTGGAGGAAGGCCGATGAAACACCTCCTGGTCATGCACAACGTATAAATAGCGTAGCAAAGAAAATAAGAGTTTCATACCCTCATGACGCTAATAGCAGATCGCCAGGTTCAGGAATTCTTCTTAAGGATTATTATTTGGATGCTGGAGTAAATATGTTCCGTCAATTTCATAATGTTGATGGTTCAACTTTCGTGGAGCCTGGACTGCTTGAGATCCAACAGAGATTAAATTCTGGAAGACTATTTATTTTTAATAATAATCGAGATTTAATAACTCAGATAAAGACTTATAGGAGAAACCCGAAGACCGGATTACCTATTAAAAAAGACGACGACTTGATGGATGCGATGAGATACGCTTTAATCATGTTAAAGAGATTTGGTCAGAGAAAATCTGAGCTAGGAAGAATTGAGACTTTAACTGCATACCATCCAAATTTGAGGTATTAAAATGCAAATTGCAGGGCCAGTATTTAATCCAGAGGTCGATAAATCTTCTGACGATAAACCAGAAAAATTAACCTTTGAAGAGATTGAATCGGTTATAGGACAGGATATTAATGATGTCGAGGACTTTAATACTTCGGAGGTCTCAAATCTTCGGGAAATGTCATATTACTACTACTACGGTGATGAATTAGGAAATGAATTGCCTAATAGGAGCACTTATGTTTCCAAGGATGTCCTATCAACGGTAGAGGGTATCAAAGCACTAATTCTAGAAACCTTCGAAGCACATAAGAATATCTGTTATTTCCCTCCTTTAAATAAGAATGATTATTTTAAGGCCAAAGAAGCTACTGCCTATGCCAACCATGTCTTCTATGTAGAGAACCAGGGACATAAGATCCTAATGGATGTTGCTCATGATGGACTAGTTGCCAAAACAGGAGTGATAAAAACCTATTGGAATGAAAGTCAAAAAACTGACACGCTGAATTTCGATAAGATATCAGAGGAAGAATATCAGCTATTAAAAAATAGTCCGATTGAAATTGTAAACGAAGATGTTAGGCCTGAAAAAGATCCTAAAGCGATTGAAAAATTCCAGCAAATGCAACAACAGGCGCAGCAACAGATTCAACAATTAATGCAGGCTGCTCAGAGGCCTCAACCGGAGCAAGCTCCACAGCAACCTGGTCAACCTCCTAGTCCTCAGACAGGTCCAGATCCACAGCAAGCTATCGTTCAAATTCAACAGCAATTACAGCAGATAGAACAGCAAATTCCTAATGTATACTCTGGATCGGTAACCTACACTATAGATAATTCCAGCGTAAAAATTGAGGTGGTCCCACCTGAGGATTTTCTTATTTCCAGAAATGCAACTTGCTTGGAAGACGCAGATGTCATTTCTCATAGAAAGTTGGTCACTAAATCTTTCCTAATAGAGTTTGGCTTTCCTTGGGATATGATAAACGAGATTAAAGGAGTAGAAACATTTGATCTTTTGACTGATAACGAAAAAAGTGCCAGGAATTCTTTTGATGGTACAGACCAGACCTTTTTAAATGGCAAAACTAATACTAAAGAAATGGAAAAGGTCGTGCTTTATGAGATTTATAAAAAGATTGATATAGAAGGCACTGGAATAGCTAAACTATATAAGGCATTTTATTGTGGAAAAAAACTTCTCAGTTATGAGGAAACTCAAGATATTCCTTTCCATGTATTCCAGCCGTATCCAATCTCTCATAAATTTTATGGCATGAGCGTTTACGACATAATTAAGCATGTCCAGATGGCAAAATCGGTCATCCAGCGACAAATTATAGATAACCTGGTATTAACCAATAACTCCCGATTCGTAGCAGACCTTGGCTTTATTAGAAACGTTAGAGATCTAGTGGAGAATAAGCCAGGCTCAGTTATAGACACCACCAATATTGATGCTATAAAAGCTTTCCCAATAGCTCCAATGAATCCTGATACCTTTAATATTTTAAATATGGTCGAGGATGATAAAGTCTCTATTACGGGCTTTTCTAAGCTTGCCCAGGGTATGGACCCATCTGCTATCTCAAATCAAAATAGTTACAATCTAGTTCAATCACAGACCAATGCTGGTAACAGACGTCCCATGATGATCGCTAAGAATTTGGCGCTCGATTGTCTAGCTCAGGTTATGAAAAGGATATACCTGCTTGGGAAAACCTATGAAACCAAAGAAAAGATGATTGAAATAGGAGGAGACTATGTCCAGGTTAATCCTCAGACCTTCATATTCAGGGATCTGGTTAGGGTAAATGTCGCATTAACCCCTGATGAGCAGATTAAGCAATCCCAGAGCTTAATGTCCCTTCATCAAATGTTCATGCAAAGTCCTGCGTTACAACTAAATTACGGTACCAATCAGCAATATTTCCTATTACAGAAAGTAATGGAGTTTATGAATATAGATTGTCGAGATTTTGTCCTGCTTAATCCTCAATCACCAGAATATCAGCAAGCAAGTCAGGCACAACAACAATCTCAGCAACAGCAACAACAATTAATGGAGCAAATGCAAAAGCTAGAAATGCAGGTTAAGCAAACCCAATCTCAGTTATTTTCTACCCAATCTCAAGTAGAAGTTCAGAAAGTTCAGATTCAGGATCAACATAATCAACTTAAACTTCAATTAGAGGCTAAAAATGATGCCAAAAAATCAGACTTGGATCTAAGGAAACAGGAGCATCAGGAAAATGTGGATTTTGCCGAGATAGAACTAAAAAAGTCGGAATTAAAAATAAAAGATAAACAAGTAGAAAAAGGAGCCTCAGGTGGATCTAACAAAGGAACAAGTCCAGCAAAAAGCAAAGGAAATACTAAATAATGAGGTACTCCAAATAGCTTTCGGGGAGAAGACTAATTATTACATCAATCAAATGTTCTCACCTAATGCCAATGGGGAGAAGATGCTGGAACTTAAAAATAAAAAGAAAGGAATGGATGAATTTATTGTCCAGCTTAAGGCACTATCAGAACCGGAGACTGATTCTGATAAAGTTCAGCAATCAAACGCGAGAGAAGTAAAATATTAGTATTGCGTAATACATTAAATTGAATAATATCTAATCAAGGAGTGAAAAAATGCCATTTGATCAAGGAGCGATCGAAACTGTTCAGAACAATCCCCAAACACTTGAGGACTCTGCACAACAATTCGAAGAAATTATCGAAAAAGAAGAACCGCAGCAACCGGAAGAAGCACCAGAACAAGTCGAACAAGAAACAACTGATGACGAAGATTTGAAGTTATCTGAGGAAGACTCCGATCAACCAGACAATCAAAATCCAGAACAATCTTTAGTAGAAATTCTTGGTGAAAAAAGGGCTGCGAAGGAATGGAAAGATGGTTTCCTTAGACAAGATGACTACACCAGAAAAGCACAAGCATTAGCACAACAACGATCCTTTTTAGAGCAAGAGATGGCAATCGTTACCGATTCTAGAAAGAAGTACGCTGCCGGACTTGGACTCTTAACTGAGGAAGCAGAAAGGAATTTGAAGCAATTTGAAGGAGTAGATTGGGCCTATATGGCATCAGTCAATCCTGAGGATTATATCAAATACAGATCCCAGCATGATGCCGCCAGGGATAGAATTGCTCAGTTACAAAAGAAATCAGAAGATTTTTTCAACTCGATTACCGAGCATGATAAAGTTCTGGTTGAGAAAAAAGCAGTCGATTGTGTTAATAAGCTAAAAAGTGTTTTTTCAAACTGGAATAAAGATGCTTACTACGGGCTTATAGAATACGGGACATCCATTGGCATGAACCAAGATGAACTGTTAAACAATACGGACCCTGGCGTTTTTATTATGCTCCATAAAGCACGTCAATTTGATAAAACTAAAGAAATCAAAAACAAAATAACAAATCAAAAACAGACTACTGGCAAAGTCTTATCTGGAAAGGGTACGAGAATTACCCCAACAAATAAGAAAACCCAAGATATGGAAAGGTTTAAAAAATCTGGATCACTTGAGGATGCCGTATCCGTTTTTGAAACGATGATATAGGAGAATTTTATGGCAACACCAGTAACAATATCAGGAGTCGTTGGAACAACCATCATAGGTGGTAATGCCGGCGGCCAGAAATTAATGAAAGAAGATGTATCAGATATTATTTATAATATTTCGCCAACCGATACTCCTTTTATGAGTTCTTGTAAAAGAGGCTCAACCAAAAATACTTTGTTTCAATGGAATTTGGATAAATTAGCAGATGCTAAAGTGCAAGATGGAGTTTTAGAAGGTGAACGAGCAGATGGGGCCGCGACTTTGGCAACAGATTCAGTTCTACAAGTTCCACAAGAAAAAAACTATACTCAGATTTTTAGAAAACTTGTAGAGGCCTCTGGAACTATTGAAGCGGTAGATTTATATGGCAGAAAATCAGAAATGGCCTATCAAATGGCGAAGAAATCCCAAGAGATTAAAAGAGATATTGAGACTACTCTTTTGGGTTTATCCAATGCTCCAGTAGGAATAAGATTATTAACTACA